TCAGGCCACCCGCACCGGATGCTGGAAGGTGGCCTGCCGGCCCAGGGCGTCCACAACGGTGATGCGGAGCAGACAGCGGCCGTCATGCGGCTGAACACTTACCACGTCGATGGAGCGCGCCCGGCCGTCGTCAAGGAGCGGTTGCAGGGCTGCGGCGGCATATTGCCGGGCCAACACGCCGATGCGAGGCAGGTCCTTGGAGCGCGCCAGCTCATGCAAACGCGACCCGATGGTCGGGTCCGCCCACCAGGAGCCGAGCGGTGTCGCCAAACGAATATAGACGGCGTTGCCCAGGTGGTTTATTCGGGAAGGCGAATATTCACCGGTATATGGATCAATGCCACGGTCGATGCCCATGGCCGCCACTCTAGTGGCGGTGCGGGGTGGTGGGATAGGTGAAGGGGTTCAGGACGCGTTACAACATATTTTTAGCGAGGGACAAATGGACATCAAAAGAATAGACGCGGAATGTCCAAGCTGCGACGGGACTCGGTCTTGTGATGTACTATTCAATAAAAAGCTCCGCTGGGAGCATGAAGAATCGGGGATATGCGGACATAACATTTATTATGTTCTTAAATGTAGAGGGTGTAATGCGATATTTTTTCAATTTGAAGAGCTTTGTTCAGAGGACTTGGACGATGATGGAAGGATGCGGCCGAGAATTAAACAATTACCATCTGTTGAAAAATCAAAGCGTTCAAATAGGTTCTTGAATGAATCGTATTTCCCGTTTAAAAAATTCGAATCACATTTGTTCTCTGAAATTTATAAAGCGATTAATAACGACATGCTAATTTTGGCAGCGATGGGAATTAGATCATTAATAGATCATATTGCAGTACGACTAACAGGGAAAAACGATAATTACACGAAAAATATAAAAAATTTGGTAGCCGGTGGATATGCTTCAGAAAAGCAAAAAGAGATACTTGATGCGACACTTAATTTAGGACACGGAGCAGTACATCGTGGCCATATCCCAACCGCCGAGCAAGTAGCCGTTGCGCTTGATATAACAGAAAGTATGATAGAGATGCTCTTGATTAACAAAGAAAAAGCTGACGATTTGAGCAAAACTGTACCTGCTCGACCAAAATAGCATATCTGGCAGGTAGCGTCATAGAACACTAAGTAGCGGATCATCCGTCGGCCCGCCGCCGTCATTCTCGGGATGGACGTGGTGCACGAGTGACACCCCGCCCGTGATGTGATCCACGTCCGCCCGTGATATCCCGGTAATATGCAGATTCCCCCGCCAGACGCCGTTGTAGTCCCCGAAGTCCCCGTTATCGCGAAACGTGCACCCTGAGGATTTTAACCTTAGTCTAATACTTATATGGTATAGTGGAATATTCAACATCACGACTTTTGGAGTCAGCCCAACAATATGGAAACGCACATTATCTTAGAAATAAAACTCAAATGGTGCGAATGGGTCAATTGGGACTCTATTAAAAACGATGAGGTAAATGTTCCGTCCAAGTCTGGTGTTTACGAAGCCCGATTGGTCAGCGGTGAAGTCTTGACAATAGGAAAATCAAATAACCTTTGTCGCCGGATAACAAGGTCATTGGTCAAAGGATTACTTCCTCATTCGTCTGGAAAAAAAATCCGAGACAAGGAAGACGTCAACTCTGTTGTAATAAGATGGGCAGAGACAAAGATGCCGGCGGCAGCTGAAGAATATCTATTAAACCAGTACAAAGAAAACCATGATGCTAATTTCCCGAAGTATGTTGCGCAAATATGATTTCCGTTTGAATCCTAAATTCCTGACGACCCCAGGGGCTCATCCGTCGGCCCGCCGCCATCATTCTCGGGATGGACGTGGTGTACCAGCGACACCCCGCCCGTGATGTGATCCACGTCCGCCCGGGACGTCCCGGTAATATGCAGATTCCCGCGCCAGACGCCGTCGCAGTCCGCCCCGTCTTCGTCGCCGCCCAGGTCCCAGACGGGCGCGTATAAGCCCATGCGCTGGCTGGCGCGCAGGCGGATGCGCGCCGCCGTCATGTCGATCTCGTCCTTGGCCCGGACCTCCAGCTTGTCGCATTCGATGGCCACGACCTTATCCTGCTTTAGGGTGATCTTGGCCCCGGCCTGGTTGTAGACGCAGACCTCGCCGCTTTTAAGCGCCTGCACGCGGTAGTTGCCGTGCTCGGTGGCCACGATGACGCTGTGCGCGCTCTTGCCGCCAAGAGGCAGCACGATGCACTGGCTGCCGGCCGGCGGGGCCGACGTAAAGCCGAACTGCTGAAACACTTCGGAAGCCTGCAATTGCTCGCCGGCCAGGCCGTCGGCCTGCAACAACTGCACGCCGGGCGTGGTGTCCAGCGCCGTGAGAACGGCCCGAAACCCCAGGCGCACCCGGGACAAGGCGCGCGCGATCTTGGCGTCCACGCGCCGCAGAAAATCGTTGCTCATGACAAGTCCACCACCTTCCCGGCGCTTGCCGTCTTGCCTTTGCTTTTGCCGTTGGTCTTGGCCAGCGCGGGCAGCCAGACGCCGTCCTCTTTGAGCGTCAGCTCGGTGACGCCGCCCTTGTCGCGGCCGCCCAGGAACGTGCGGCCCATCAGGAAATAGGTGGCGTCCAGGCCATGGGGCTCGCTGACCAGCCGCACACGCTGCCCGGGCGTCCAGGGCTTGCCGCTTTCCCCCTGTCCCGTGACGCGGTGCCCGCGCACCAGGGCGGTGAGGGTCAGCCCCTCCAGCCGCGAATCCATGAGCGCCTTTTGCGCCCGGCGCTTGGCCTCGGCCGCGCCGTCGCAGTCGCCGGCAACCAGGATAAGCGGCCGATAGCCCGGCACGTCAGGGTCGGTCTCGCGGTGCTGGATGTCGTGCTTCCCGTCCACCGTCTCGGTGCCGTGGGACTGGCCAAGCACCGTGACCTCGCTGTAGCGGCCGGACACGTCCTCGGTGACGGCAAGGGAGCGCATGTTGTTGCCCGCGCCATCGAAGCGCATGACCAGCGTGGCCACGGGCGCGGCGGCGTAGTCCGGGCCGCCGACCACGAGGGTGCCGTCGGGCTCGAACCAGGCCCAGCAGCCGTTGGCCTCGCAGGCCTGCCCCAAGGCGTCCCAGGCGGTCATGCCCGGCTCGATCTCCACCTTCTCCCGCGCGTTTACGACGTCCACCCGGACCTTCGAGACGCCGAGCGGCCGCACGGCCAGGTCCACCACTTCGGTGAGCGTGACCTTGCGCCGGGTGAAGATGGGGGCCGAGCAATCCACCAGCACGGCGGCGTTGTCGCGGCCGGAAAGCGTCAGGGAGTGCGAGCCCTTGGCCACTTCGCGCTCGATGCGGTCGATGCGGCCGGTCAGGACCACGTCCTGGCCCAGGCAGGCCTCCATGGCCGCCCAGGGCCGCACCGTGGCCGGAATCCTGTCCGCCGGGATGCCGAGCGTCACGCGCCAGGCGTCGGCCGGGGTGATCAGGTGCGACTCGATGCGGTAGCTGGTCCAGTCCCGGTGCTCCCGGCCGGCCACGCGAATGGTGATGCGCTCGTCGGTGGCGTCAGCTGGCGAAGCCATAGAGCACCTGGCCTTGGGCCACGAAATTGGGATTGCGCAGGCCCGGATTGAGCCGGGCCAGTTCGGCGGCGCGCGTGTGGTCGCCGTAGAGCCAGTGGGCGAGCAGCCGCAGGTTGCACAGGCTCGGGGCGGCATGCGTCACCAACGGCGGGTGCAGGTGAATGACCGTGGCCCCAAGCTCCTGGACGGAAAGCGCCGCCGTGCGCAGCCGCTCGACCACCGGGTAGGCCTGCTCGGTGGGCAGCACCAGCCGGTGTTCGTCCAGGCAGTCCTGGTAGCGTTGGCGCGTCGCGCCCACGATGGCTTCCACCTCGGCCGGGGTGAGGGTCGGCTCGGCCGCGTCCTCGGCCAAGGCCTTGCCGGCCACATTGCCCATGGCCACGGCCCGCTCCAGGTTGCACACGGCCGCCGCCATGGCCCAGGCCTGGCCGGTGGCGCTGGAAAGGTCCGCCTCGGGTGCGGCGCTTTCCGGGCCGGTCGCGGCCACGACCACGCTTGGCCGGGCTATGGCCGCGCCGGTCAGCGGCCCGGTGACCACCCCCCCGGCATAAAGCGCCGGGTCCAGGCGATAGGTCGAGGGACTCCCGGCGGCCGTCAGGGGCAGGCGCGGCAGCTTGTCCGAGATGGCCGCCAACCGGGCGAAACGGCCGAAGGTTTCCGCCGGGAGGTCGGCCAGGTCGGTCACGGCGGCGGTCACGGCCCGGGCCTCGGAAGCCAGGGCTTGCGGTATGGCCAAAAAGTCGGAGGCCACCACCCGGGGAAGCCCGGCCAGGTCCCTGGCCAGGCTGGTGACGGAACGGACCGCGCCCAGCACTTCGCCCCGAACATAGGCAGCGAGCCTGACCGGCACCGTGGCGGCCCAGGCGGCATAGCCGGCCCAGGAGGCCAGGGTGGCCAGGGACAAGGCGCTTTGCTGGTCCCCGGCCAGGCTCGCCGCTTGGGCCGTGGGCGTGGCCGGCTTGTCGAAAAAGGGAATGTCCGGGCTGGCCTCCATGAAGACCAGCTCCATCTCGGCATAGTCCGGGTGGTCCTCGTGGTGATCCACGCGGTAGCTGGGGCAGGCCATGGTCAGGGAGCCGAACACGGGGTGGATGAGTTCCCCCTTGCCGGGCGTGTCCAGGGCGGCAATGAGGCGGGTTACGGCCTCCTCATAGTCGTCGCCCCAAAAGACGGCCCGGAAGGTGACCTTGCGCGGCCGACGGCCCATGTCCTCGATTTCCGCACCGTCGCGGTAAGGGTATTCGTGCTGCACCAGAGCCCGCTCCACGTCGTCGCGCGCGGCGATGACGTCAAAGGGCACACCGCGAAAGGAGGCGGGCAAAAGCGAATCGCGCCAGGCCATGGCTACTCCCGTTTGGCGTCGGCCGTGTTGTAGTCGTTGACGGCCCGGGCCACTTCGCGGCCGTCCAGGTGGAGCACGGACTCCACGTGCAAGGTGCTCTTGTCCTCGACCACCACCTTTTGGGCGTCGGCCTTGGCCTGGGTGGACGGCCCCCACAGCTTTTCCCCGGCCCATCGCCCCAGGTCGCTGCCGGCCCACCAGCCGGCGGCCCCGCCGGCCAGACCGCCCACAATGCCGCCGGCGGCCGTGCCGAGCCCCGGCACCACGGAACCCAGGGCCGCGCCGCCGGCCGCCCCCAGCTTCATGCCGGCAATGGCCCCGGCCAGTCCGCCGGCGTTTTCGCTATGGCGCACGTTTTTTTGCGCCCGGGTCAGGGCGTCGTTGCTCTCGGTGGCATAAATGTCCCAGGCGGCTAGGCCGGCCGTGGCCAGAAGTCCGCCCTTGCCTCCAAACAGGCCCAGCAGGCCGCCACTTCCGGCAGCGGCGGCGGCCCCGCCGCCGGCACCGCCGGTAAAAAGGCGCATGGCCCCGAAGGCGGCGGCCGCCGCGCTCATGGTGCCAATGGCCGTGGCCGCCTCGGTGGTTACGGTCGCCAGGGTGGGGAAGCGCCGGGCCAGGTCGGTGGCCGCGTCCGCCGCTGCCTTCAGCGGCCCGCCCACGTCGCCGAGCATGCGCGAGCGCGCGATATCGGCCTCGTTGGCCGTGCTTTCCAGGTGCGCGTCCGTGGTGGAGCGGTACACCTGATAGGCTTTCTCGCCCGTGCCCTTGGCGCTTCGTATCTGCCCGGCCACGTCCGCGATGTAGGCTTTCTGGCTGGTGGCTGCGATGAGCGCCAGCAAGGCCTGCCGGTCCTGGACCACCTTGCCCACGGCCGAGGCATTGGCCAGGTCGGCCATGTCGGAAAGAATCTGCTGGCGCTCGGCCCCCTGGGCCTTGCCGAGGCGCGCCTGGAGCTTGGCGTAGCGCTTGTCCTTGCCGACGATCTCCTTGTCCACGAGCTTGGCGAAGGCTTCCAAGGGCAGCATGCCCTGTTCCCGCGCCCGGGTGAGCGTGCCGGTCAGGTCGATGCCGAGCTTGGCGAAATCCTTTCGCGTGTCCTGGGAGTTTAATTTTTGCAGCAGGTTGACCAGGTTGTTGCCGGCTTCGTCGCGGCTGCCGGCGGTGACGGCCGCCGCCTGGGCATAGGCCAAAAGCTGCTCGAAGCCGGCCATGGACTTCATGCCCGAGCCCAAGGCCATCATCTTGGGCAGCCACTTGGCCATGTCCCGCAGCTCGAAGCCGCCGGCCTGTCCGGCGGCCATGGCTTTGTCCAGGGCCTGGCCGGCCTGCCCTTCGGTGAAAAATTTCTGCTGAATGCCCCGGATGACGATCTCGGCGATCTCGTTCGAGCCGGCCCCGGAAGCGGTGGCGAACTTCTGGATGGTGGGCAGGAGCTTGGTTGCCGCGTCGGCCTTGACGGCTCCCGAGGCCAGCATGGCGTCCAGGGCTTCGGCCGCCTGGTCGCGCCCGCCGCCGCCTTGGCGCACGGCCGTGTTGACCGCGTTTTCCAGGCCCTGCATGCCAGCGATGCGGCCGGCCACGTCGCGGTCGGCGTAGGCGGTGTTGGCCATGAGCGCCAGGCGCTTCTCGAAGGAAATCGGCCTGGCCAGCGCCCGGCCGGCGACCATGGCCCCGGCGGTTGCGCCCGCGCCGACCTGGCCAATGCCTTTGACCGCGCCCAGGGCCGCCCGACCGGCCGCACCCACACCGCGCAGGGCGTCGCGCAGACGGTTGCCGGCCCGGACCGCCTGGTCGAGGCCGTGCAAGGCCTCGTAGGCCATGGTGCCCACGGACTTGACCGCGCTCCCCGCCCGGCCGACGTCCGAGACTTCCCGAGCCGCCCGGCGCGCGGTTTGCCCCAGGCCGCCCATGAGCTTGTCCGTATCGGCGGCCGCGATGCCGATCGAGCGCACGCCGTCGCCGGCGCGGTCCAGCCGGCCCAGTTGCCGTGCGGCGGCCCCGGCTCCCTGGCCCACGCCCTTGGCGGCCCGGGTCAGCGCCTCCAGCGACTTGGCCGCCCGGCCGGCCATCTCGTCGCGCAGGCGCAGGACAACGGCGATTTCCGTGGACTTGCCCATGGCCTACGCCCCTCCCTTGCGACGGCGCGGCACGATGCGCCGACCGTTGCCGGAACCGGCGCGGCCGGTCAGGATGGCCAGATAGGCTTCCGCCTGGGGCATGGTCATGGCGCGGATGTCTCCCAAGGTAAATTTGCCCGCCAGCGCTACTTCGAGGAGCCGGAAGTCCCGGAGTCGGCGCTCGCGGGCGCGAGCTTTCCCCGCAGGGACTCCTCGGCCGCGGCAAGGGGCGTGTAGTCGCTGTAGTGCAACCCGGCCAAAAGCTCGGGGGTGATGGCCTCGGGCGCAAGCGTCCCCAGGCGGGTGAGCGCCCGGGACCAGACATAGCGGGACAGACGCGCCGAGCAGGCGTTTTCCGGGGCGTTTTCAATGGCCCACTCCATGTCCTCGATGGTGGGCACGCGCATCTCGAAGTCCTTGTGCAGCGCGCCGGCGGCGTCCTTGTAGCCGACGGACAATTGCCCGGTAACGGTCATCATGGGCTATTCCTCCACCTTGTTGAGGGACAGCAGCTTGGCGTCGATGCGCGCCTCGTTGTCCACTGTGTATTTGCCGCCGACGCTGACCACGGCGCAGTCCTGGTAGGTTTCGCGCTTGCCGCCGTCGGTGACGGGATAGATGGTCAGCTTGGCCCCTTCCACGCCCGACCAGTCCAGGGCGTCGTCCTTGGGCACGGCGGCGGTGATGGACAGCTCCCAGGTTTTGACGCCCTGGTGGTAGCCCAGGGCGCGGCCGGTGCGGTTCATGGTCTTGACGACCTTGCGGCCGGCGTCGTGCTGTTCGCCGAACTCGATGACCTCGTATTCCTGGCCGTCGATTTCCAGCACGACGGCCCCGAGGTATTCCTTTAACGCCATGGTGATTTCCCTCCGTTAGAGCAGCAGGTCGATGCGGCCGGCAAAGACGTGCAGGCCGTTGACCACGTCGGCCGGGATGGCGGCGTCCAGCCGGTTGGGGTCCTGGCTGTCGCGCTCCACGATGAGCGCCGGCAGGTTGGCCTTGACCTCCTCCACGATCTCCAGCTCCTCCAGCTTGTAGAGCACGTCGATAAGCTCGCTTCTGACCTTCGCCGCCGTGCGGTTGGTCAGCTTTTCGCGCGGAAAGCGCAGGCTGATGCGCTCGCGGCAGGCCGTGCGCACGTAATCCAGGGTGCGAATGGTGGTCAGGTCGAGCAGCGCGATGTCTTCGATGCCTTGCGGGTCGCGGGTGTAGGTGGTGATGGCCCGCACGATCTGCACCACCTCGCCGGGACCGACTTCCAAGGGCGTCACGCCGTTATAAAGGGCCGACTCTTGTTCCATGCGGCCCAGGCGCTTGGGCACGGGCGGCACGGCCACGGGCGTAAGCGCCAAGGTGTTGAGCGGCCGGGCCGGGTCTTCCTCGCTGGCGATGACGGCGGCGTAGGCGGCGGCCACCACCCAGCCCGGCGAGGCCGTGCCGGGCAACAAGGCGCAGGTGATGCGGCCGGAATTGATGCTCCCCGCCAGGGTGGTGGCCTGGGCCAGGGTGCCGGTGTGGGCGTAGACGCCGATGGCCCCGCGTTGCTCCAGGGCATGGCTCACCGCGTCCAGGTGGGCGCGCAAGGCGGTCAGCTGGGCCTGGCCGCTATAGGGCACGGCGATGATGTCGTGGCCGTCGGCAAAGACAGCGGCAAGGGCCGGGGCAATGTCCGGGTCCACCGCGCCGCCGGCCATGGCCGAAAGCTCCATGGCCAGGCCGTCCACGGCCAGGGAGCAGGCCAGCGTGATGCCGTTGCCTGTTTCGCCCTTGTTGCGCGCGGTCAGGGTCACCACGCCGTTTGCGGCGGCGGCCGTCACGGGCAGCGTGCGGTTGGCGTTGACCTTTGCGGCCAGGGCGTCGGCCACGGCGGCGGCGGTGTCGCCCAGGGCGGCCGCGACCTGGAGGAGCTGCGCGCCGATGGTCAGGTTGACCACGCCGATGCCGGCGGACGTGCCGGTCAGCGTCACCGTGCCGGCGGCGGCAATGCCGGCTTCGTCGCCTGGCACGGTGACGACCGTCAGGCGCAGGTAGGGGTTGGCGGTGATGGCCGCGCGCACCATCAAGTGGGCCAGGGAGCCGGTGCCGAAAAGCGTGCGCGCCTCCTCGTCGGAGAAGACCTCCACCGGCGTCAGCGTCGGCTGGCTGCCCTCGGTCGTGCCTTGGGCCACGATCAGCACGCGCTGCACGTTGGCCGGCAGGGTGCGCACGGCCAGCTTGGTGTTGAACTCGAAATACTTGCCCGGCTTGCGGATGGAGGCCGGCAAGGTGTCGAAGCTGATGTTGGGGCTGGCCATCATTCCTCCTTGGGCTTTTGCGGCGCGGCCTCGGGCGCGGGTTTGGGCGCGGCGGCCTTGGCGGTCGCCAGCAGCAAGTCGCCGTCCGCGAGGCGGCGGCGGTAATAGGCGCTGTCCGGCACGGCCACGGCGGCGTCCCCGGTGATGTGGCGGCGCGGCATGCCCTCCATGGGCACGCGCAGGCCGGGCGCGGCGCGCACGGTGATGGTGGTCACGGCTTTTCTCCTTGCAGCTCGACCAGGTCGGCGGCGTCGGGCACGCCGTCGTCCGGCAACAGGTGATAGTTGAGCCCCACGCGCTCCAGCAGGGGCGGCTCCGGGGCCTCCGGCTCGCGCAGGCGCAGCGGATAGACGGTGTGCCATTCCAGGGCGAAGGCGGACACGGCCTGGCCGCGCAGGCTGGCGCTCACGACGGTGCGGGCGCGGCCCGGGGTGAACGGGTCGATTTCGAGCCCCAGGTCCTGGCCGGTGAGCAGCCGGCGCACGTCCGCGAGCATGCGGTAGGTGCCGACCTGCTTGCCGTCGCCCCGGCGGGTGGATGCCTCGCAACGCAGGTTTCGCGCCCCGACCAGCACCACGAAGGTGGCCGGGAAGTGCCAGACGTCGCGGCTGGTGCCGACCGGCTTGCCCGGGCCGTCGTGGGCGAAGGTGACCCACAGGGCCGGAAAACGGCGCACCACCTGGTCGAGCCCTTCGTCGAACTCGCCGCCATAGGTGGCGATGGCCGGCTTGTACGGCAGGGCCGCCGCCGCGAGGCGGGTCTTTATGGCCTCCTCGATGACCGCGATCACGACGCGTCCCCTTGCCTCGGCCGCCGGTCGAAGACGCGGCGGCCGGTGGAAAAGGCCACCCCGGCCGCGCTGCCCTCGCCGGGCTGGGACTGGCCGGGCAGGTCGGCCGTGCCTTCGGCCACGCGCTCAAGCCATTTGACGGCCTGGCGGTAGCGCTCCAGGATCGGGTCGGTCTCGCTGGCCGGGCCGCCGGTCAGGCGATAGCGGGCGATGTCGCACACGGCGGCGACCAGCACCGGCGGCGCGGGAGCGGCCACGGGCACGGCGTAGCGCCGGGCCAGGTAGCTGTCCGCCTCGGACGCGGCGCGGGCCAGGGCTTCCTCGGCCAGTCCCGCGTCCACCGCGCCGGTGTTGTCCCGGTCGGTGATGGCCAGCAGCTCGTCCTCGCCAAAGGCGGCGCGCAAGTCGTCCAGTGTGGCGTACATTTACTTGGCCTTGGCCTGGGGGGCTTCGGTCGCTTGGGCCGCCTCGTCGAAGGCAAAATCCTCGTCCGCCGTGTCCGCCGTGTCCGGGGCTTCCGAGGGCTTTTCCTCGCTCTCGGCCGGCTGCTTTTTCCTGCGCGGCGCTTCGAGGACTTCCACCTTCAGGTCGGGATCGGCCTGGAGCTGGGCCAACTGCTCCTCGGTGAAGGTGCCGGGCGGGAAGTCGCCCACGGTCTCGGCATGCTTGCGCCCGGCCCGGTAATGGCCGCCGCGCAGGCTTCGCGTGCGCACGGTGGCGTCAATTATCTTGCTCATGGCGGCCTCCTGCTAGTTCAGCCAGGGCGTGACCAGCACGTCCACGATGCCCGCGTTGGGGTTGTCCGAGCCGTCGGCGCGGCGCGCCACCTGCACCACCTCGGCGGCGGCGGTGCGCAGGTTGGTGGGGACCACCAGCTGCGTGGCCTTGATGCCGAGGGGACGGCCGCCGTCGGCCTTGAAAGCGGCCATGGCGTCGTAGGCGGCGTTGAAGTTGGCGTCGGTCAGCGGCAGCCGCGAGCAGTAGGCGGTCTGCCAGAAGCCGAAGCCCACGTTGCAGCGGTAGCGGATGCCGAAGCGGTAGGTGTCGGTCATGAAGACCGCTTCGTCCTTGCCGTCGGTCATGCTGGCAAGCTCGGGCTTGGTGCGCTCCTGAAAGAGCACGGGCTTGAGCACGCGCGAGGTGTCGAGCAGATACCAGGGAATGTCCGTGCCGGCGGCGTAGTTGGAAATGGTGGCCGCCTCGCCGGTGCCGTCCACATTGGGAAAGACCGGGTGGTCGGTGTCGAAGAAGTTCTGGCCGTCGAAGCACAGGGTGGAGAGGCCCAGGGCCAGCAGGCCGTAGACCAGCTCGTCCGGGAAGCTCTTGGCCGCCCGGCCCATCTCGCCAAAAAGCGGCTTGTAAACGCCCACCTCGTCGTCCTCGATGTCCGTGCGTTTGACGCCCACCGTGGACTCGAAGAGCTTGTTGACGATGCTGTAGCCGTGGGCCGCCATGTCCTTCAGCACGCGCTCGCCCACCCACTCGACCAGCTTGGGGAACTGCCCCAGCCAGCCGTAGGTGTTGGACTTGGACGTGGACGGCATGCGGGTGGCCACCGTGTCCCAGCTCGACGGCGTTTCGCCGTACACGCGCTGAAACTCGTTCCTGAATCCGGTAAACAGGGCGCTGACCAGCGCCGGGGTGACGATCGCCATCTATTTGGCCTCCTTGGTGCCGGCAAAGACGTCTTCGGGGATGTCCAGCAGCTTGGCCGCTTCCTTTTCCTCGGCCGACAGCGCGGCCGTGCCGCCCCCGGCCGGCGGCGGCGTCACGGTGGTGGTCTGCATGGTGGTGAGCGCGGCCACGGGCGTGGCCTTGGCCAGGTAGTCCCGGGCGGCGTCCGGGTCCTTGGCCGCCAGGTCGGTGAGCCAGGCTTCGAGGGTCTTGTGCACGCGACCGTCGGCCACGGCGGCCTTGATCTCCGCCGACAAGGCGGCAGCGCCGTTTTGTGTCTCGGCTTCAGCCAGGCGCTTTTTGAGGTCGGCGTTTTCGGCCGTCAGCGCGGCCACGGCTTCCACGGGCGCGAACCTGGCCGGGTCCGGCGCGGCCGCCTTGGCACGCAAGTCGGCGATGGCCGCGTCCTTGCCGGCCAGGATGCCGAGCAGGTCCACGCTGGCGGCGGCGGTTTCGCCTTCGGGCGCGACCTGGCCCTTGAGCTTGTCCAGCTGGGCCGTCACCTCCTCGGCGGTGGCGGCCACCGGCAGGTTGAGCAGAAAGCGCAGGCGCTTGAGCAGTTCGTCCATGCGATCCTCCGGTTGGGGTTTCTGTGTTTGGGACGCCGCGACCTGCCGGGCGGCGGCCACGGCGGCCATGCCGTCCAGGGCCGGGTTGTTGGTGAGCGCGGCGTTGACGAGCGACAGCACGGCCCCGGTGGCGGGGTCGAAGGTGAAAAGCGGCGAGATGTAGCGGTATTCGTCGGCCCGGATGTGGGCGCGGGCGGCCTCGGTCCAGGCCACGCGGGCAAAGAGCCCTCGGCCGGGAACGTAGGCAAGCGCCTCGATCCAACCGGCGGCCACGGCCTTATGGCCGGCGTCCTTGGCGGTCAGGGTGTGGTGCTCGTAGTCGATGCAAAGCGGCGTCTCGCGCTGGTTGGCGCGAGCGATCAGCGCGGCGGCAATGGCGGCGTCGAGGAGCCAGGTCTTGGTGGTGCAGCCGTCGATGCTGCCCGGCCGGCCGTCCCGGGCGTCGAAACTGCCGTCCGGGAACAGCTGGACATTGCAGCCATCGGGAAGGGATGCGGCGTCGGCCGCCGGAGCCAGCGCCACGGCCAGGGCGGCCGTGGCATGTGTTATCGGGGAGTGGGTCGCGTTGCGCATGTCCGCCACGCTAGTGGCGGAAGGGGGATGCGCGATAGGTGAAGGGGTTCAGGAGGAAACAACTGTTAGAATATTTTTCTAACTCCCCAAGATATATATTAACTTTTTCTATTTTTCTACTTGACAAGACTCAATGGTCATAAATTTCTTGTTTAAAATCCTGGCAGAATATATTTTAGGGGCCGCCCAAGTTTTTTTGCTTTCATCTTTGTCTACTTCATTTGGGGTGCCAATGGTATGAACAAAGAAAGTGATCTTCCGCTTCCTAGAACAGAAAAGAAACAGGACGAGCACAATGCAATAGAGGGGAAAGTTCAGCCTGTATTGCCTCAATTAAAACTTGAAAGTTTAGCAGACAGACTCATCATCCCTCCTGGTGAGCATCCATATTTAATGCATAGGGCTATGATTTGTCTTGATAGCCAAGGACACAAGAGAGGTGTTTGTCTTACTGTTGTCTTTGATGGTCAAACTACTGCCTACGATGTAACCTGGGAAGAAGATATATCTGAAAGAATTAAGAATTCTATTACAGATCTCGTTGATGCTGTTGAAAAAAGCGCTTTAGCTTTTACATTTCTTATAATGAAAGATTGCACCGGGATGGAAATTGTTAAGCAAGCAAAACGTAAATCAGGATTTGATTATTTTTTATTAGATAACAATGCGGATGATAGGTTGATATTTCAAGGGGGGAAGACAGCAAGACTAGAAGTGACAGGGATATTATGTGGTGATAATTCTGATGTTGAATCTAGATTTCAAGAGAAGTTTAAGCGTGCTTTGAAGTATCAACAATTCAAGACAATGCCAATATATGTTTGCGTGGTTGAACACAGTGAGCCAAAAGCGGAAGTGAGAGTTCGCCATGCGTAGCGTTCGTGACCTACATGATGCGGCAATGTTGTTTGCTGTTAAAGCACAACAAGCGCACAATTCTAACAATATAGAATTAGAGCGCCAGCTAGCTAGGCAGGCGTGCGAGCTTGAAGAGCAAGCGGCAGTTCAGCTATTGCCCGACCCTTCCGATGAACCCACGCGAGCAATCCTTTTTTGCAGTGCAGCTTCTTTAGCTTGGCAAGCAGGAGATGTCGCATGGTGTAAGAGACTGTGTCACGATGGACTGCGCGGGTTTCCTCCTCCTGAATATGAAGCAGATTTCAATGAGCTTCTAGAGAAAGCTATGCTCTCTGATCACCTTGACGTTCGAGGTATTGAATTACATCAAGGTGAATTTCAAATGAGCTTAGTGGGCAATGTTGCCGCAGCTGGGATAGTCCCTATAACAGAGCTGACAAATAGAATTATTCACATTACATCCTTATTAATGCAAAGAATTAGGTTTAGCCTAGGAAAGCCTTTTACCGATTTACGAAAAAGGGTGTCGCTTGCAGATGATTTTGTTACATATGCCAATGCGTGGCGTCCAGGATCATTCGCATTAACAATTGGATTAACACGCCCATCGAATAAAAAGCAGCTATTACCCATGCAAGGTGTTGACGTTGATCCGTCATCTATAGTTGAAGATGTAATTTCCGACCTTGGATTGATTTCAAATGGGCTATTTGATACGCTTGAACAGCGGATAGGTGATAACCCCTATCTTGTACATTTTATGGCTCATGCAAAAGAAATAGCACCAGATGGGAAAAGAATTAAAATGGTCGGATTAACGAGAAATGAGAACAGAATATCGTTCCAGTTGCCGCGTTCAAAAGTAAAGAAACTTACATCTCACTCTGCTCATGATAGTGAAGATGGTATACAAACTATTAGTGGTTTATTAACCCAGGCCAATATAGACAAAGTTTCTCTTGGATTGAGGCTTGAGGGGAACAAGCTGATTACGCTTAAAGTTAAAGAGGGGCTAGAAGATATTGTGCGTAATTATTTTGGGAAAAAAGTTGAAGCAACCGGGGTGTTCTCAGGCAAAGTATTTATTATGAGCTCTGTAGATCCTATTGAGAATGATGAAGAGTCTTAGTCCCCTTCTTTAATAGCTCTATTACACCGTTACTCCCCCGTTAGAACCTATCCTACTCCCTTCCCCCTAGCCTCGTCCCGCCAGCACCCTTTGCAGCGCTTCTAACGCCGTTCCCTCGATTTCCGCCTCATCCTCCAGTCCCACCCCGAAAAACCGCCTTGCCGGGATGTCGTCCAGCACGCCGGCCAAGATTCGTCCTCTCCTAGACAGTTACCTCAATTTTGAAAACACATAGTAAATGGCAAAGTTACAAAATGAAGGCGACCTGATGGTCGCCCTATATTCACTACAGGGAGAATATTATATTAAATTTCTATTTCTTCACCTTTTTTAGCAACAACAATATGAAAATACATAACTACTTCGTCTGGTTTTTCTTCTTGAAGCGCGTTACGTATTGACTTCAGTTCGGTATCTTCAACTCCGCAATATATTTTATAATAAGTTGATTCGTCATGAACATGTTTCAGCTCAGTTTTCTTCTTTCCAAGAATGATATGTATTTTTTTTCGCCATTCATCTGCCATGGCAACATGCTTTTTATTTTCTTTGTCTTTAGGATGGACGGTAAAATAAATATGACCACGGAACTTTTCCAACACATCACCGCGAAGTGTTACATATACCATCTTGTTGATATCGTTTGCCTTGCTCATGATTCTATCCTTCAATTTTCTATTTTAAACCATAGGAAAACATGAGAAATATATGAACCATTGTATGGCCCCAGTCAAGGCCGAAAGTACAGAATGAGACTATTAATCGTAACTTCCCCCCAGAATGCTTCCTGTCACCGTCCCTCCAATACCCTCATGAGCGCTTCTGACGCCGTTCCTTCGATTTCCGCCTCGTCCTCGGGACCGATGCCGAAAAAGCGCCTCGCCGGGATGTCGCCCCAGGGAATGGGGGTGCCGCGCCGGGTGCTGCCGTACTGGCCTTTCCTGGCTCCGAACTGGTGCGTGGGGGCCTTCACGTCGGCCGTGCCCACCCGGGCGAAGTCCGGGCCATAATCACTATGAATGGAGCCGGCCAGGATGCCGCTGACCTGCAAGATGGGCTGGGCGCTGCCGCGCTTGGCAACCGTCGCCGGCGACAGAGCCGCCCAGGGCTCCCCGGTGACCGGGTCGGACTGGCTGGCGAAGGCCCGCTCCGGGATGTCGGCCAGCACCCCGGCCAGGGCACGGGTCACGGGCGTCATGTCCCGGCCGGTGGCGATGATGTTGGCCAGCAGGTTTTGCGCCTGGTCGATATGGACTTCGATCTCGATCATGCTTATTTCATCCTTGTGGATGCGACACGGTGACACTCTCCCTGCCGTAGCACGGGCAGCCGCCCGGAGCGCCATGCGAGGTTTCCGCGAAAAGCGGGTGGGAGGCCTCGCCATCCACGGTTCAAAGCGCCCCGCCTAGTGCGGGGCGCTTCGCTTTTTAAGCCGCCGCAATTCTCGCTCCCGCTTGGCCGCGTCGCCGCTTAAGCGCAGCAGGCTTTGCACGTACACTTCCTCGCCTGCGACGGTGGCCTTCACCACCACCAGCACGCCGCCGGGCCGATCCAGCACGTAATCCAGCTTTTGGGCGCTTTCCCGCACCCGCTCGCCATGGTCCACGGCTTCCTGGACCAGCCGGTAATCCTCGGGGCCAAGCTCCGGGTGCTTTGCCGCCTGTTTGCCGGCGGTCTGCGGCGAGAGCCGAGCCACTTGCGCGCGTGCGCCGATGAGCCCGGCGTCCTCGACCGGCAGCACGGCCAGGGGAAAGTTGCCCACGGGCTTGGCCAGCCATTGGCCCAGCACCGGGCCGCGCGTCATGGCGTCCACGGCCGCCCGGGCCAGGTCCGGCGGCGCGGCGTCGAGCTTGCGCACCAGTTCGTCCAGCGCCCCGCCCAGCCAGGACGCGCCGGGATTGGCCGAAAAGCCCGGATCGGTGAAGGCCACATAGCCGGACTGCGGGACCTTGTAGCCCGTGACCGGCCGCGTGAGGCGCTGGCCGTCGGCGGCGGGCACGGTCACCTTCTCGGTGACCATGTTGCCCACGCCGGATTCCGGGGTGACGTTTTCTGCCTCCATCCGGGAATCGGACAAGGCCCGCACCCGGCAGCGGCAGTTGAAGCCGTTGGGCGGATAGTGCGAACTCCAAAAGGGATCGTCGAAGCGGAAGGTGCGGTCGGCGAGCACCTTGTGGGAGGGGCGCGTCCTACCGTCCAGCACGGCCACGTATTGCCACCAGGGTCGGGCGTCGGCGTTTTCGAGCATGGCCTTGTAGCGGCCGGCCATGAAGGCGGTTTGCAGGTTCTGACGGTAGATGAGCCGCAGCCGGGCCGGGCTGCCGAGCTGGACGCGCCGCTCCTCGCCGGTACGGGGCGCGACCATCTTTTTCATGCCCCACCAGCCCTTGGCCTGGAGCCTGGGCTCCAAGTCCTTGCGGAACCAGGCTTCGGTCTTGCCTTCGGCCAGGGCGGTCTTGAGCGTGGCGCGGATGTCGGCCAGCACGTCGAGGCTGGCGGCCTTGGCCACGGTAAAAGCTTGGGCGTGGGCGGCCTGGTCCAGCTCGTGCCAGTCGAAGGTGATTTTGTAGCCCTTGGACTCGAAGTAGGCCACGGCGTCGGCGGGCGGCAGCCCCAGGGCGAAGGACAAGGAAACGGGCTTGGGCATGGGCTACTCGGCCTCGGCCTGGGCGCTCACGCGTCCCCACAGCTCGCCCACAAAAAGAACCCGGGCCGTCAGCTCCTCCAGGGTGGTCGTGTCCATCTTCGGGTACAGCTCGGCCAGCTTGCCGAGGAGCGCTTCCGGGGCGACGCCGGCCTCCGCCTCGGCAAAGACCGGGGCGAGCAGGTCCCTGGCCAGGGCGGTCAAGGTGCTGTCCGGCAGCGTGGCCGCGTCCACGGCGTCCTGGTCGGGAAAGTTTGGCGCGTCGCCATTCGCGGCGGTCAACGCCGCCGTGGCCTCGGCCGGATCTGCCTCGTCGGGTTCCTCGGGCTCCTGGGGGGCTTCGGGCTTTTTGGGTGCGGCATCCTGGCGGCGTAACACCGGCTCGCCGTCTTCCGGCAGGGGGATGCCGGCGCGCTCGTGCGCCCAGCGGGTGGGGATGTCCATGACCTCGGCCAGCGCGGGCAACGACTTGGCCAGCTTTTCCAGGTCCTCGGGGCGCGACGGGTCGAAGATGAAGCGCGGCAGCAAGGCCGGATCGCTGACGCCTTCGTTGAGAAAGGCCAACGGGGCGAGCAACTGCCGGGTGAGCGATCCGGCGATCTGGCGCGCGTCACTGGCCAGGATGTCCAGGCGCACCTCGTTGTGGATTTCGCCGAGCGCCTGGCTGCCCACGCCCTTGGTGTCGGTGGTTAGCGTCGAGCCTAAAATCGCCTTGGACTGGCCGGTCTCGCACAGGTCGTGCATGGCGACAAAGGGCTTTTCGCTGCCCCGGGCCGCCTCCTTGAACTCGATGTCCATGCCTTCCGGGATGATGCCGGCGGCGTCGGACCCGAGCGCCTGCAAGGCGGCGAGCAAGGTCTTTTGCTCCTCGTCGCTGGACGTGGACGGATACTTGCCCAGGCGCATGGGCAGGCCGTGGATTTCCAGGAATTGCGAGAAGTCGCCCCGGCAATACTGCTTGAGCAGATAGGTCCAGCACAGCACGCGGAACAGCCCGGCCCGGGCGAACATGCCCGACTTGGAGCGGTGCTTGTGGATGATCCAGCCCAGGCCCCACAGTTCCTGTCCCTCGGGCGTGTCGTCGCGCAGGCGCAAGGTGGCCAGGTCGTCGGCCAGCATGAACCAGTTTTGCGGCCGATGGTGCAAGGCGGCGGGAAGGTGCTTCGCGCCGTCGAAGGTCCACTCGAACTCCAGACAGGCGAAGCCGTGGCCGATGGCGTCGGCCATGTCCAGGATCACGTCCTCGAAGTCCGGGATGGCCTCCACCTGCTCGCGCACGGCCCCGGCCACGGCCTCGGCCCGCTTGCCGCCGGCCTTGCCCGGGTCGATGCGCCAGGGGATGGAGAGAAGCGCCCGGCGGCGCTTGGACAGCTCGGCGTGGATATGCTCGTCCCGGTCCTCGATTTCCGCGAACAGGGTATGCTGGCCCACGATGTCGCCGGCATCGGCGGCACGAAGGATCGCTTCCAAGCGCCTGGGCGTCAGCCCGCCGGTCAGGCTGGCGATATAGGCGTTGTGGAGCGCGCCGAGCGTGGCCGTTTGCATGCCCTTGCGGGCCTGGCCCTTGAAGGCGGCCAGCGCCGCCCGCAGGCGATCAAGCATCGTCGTCATCATGATCGTGGCGTCCTTTGCGGATCAGGTTGCGGCCGCCGGCCTTGGGCACGCGGGTGAAGGCCATGGCGGCGAAGCCTTTGACGGCGGCCTGCCACAGCATTTCCAGGGCGTCCGGGCCGTCATCGTGGTCGGCTTTCGGGAAATGGCGCAGCTGCTCGATGAGCGCGTGCTGGGAAGGATGCAGCCGGATGCGGCCCTGGGCGAAATAGGGTTGCATGGCCTCGATCCGAAGCGCCTTATCGGCGATGGGCACGACGCCCCGGGCCGGGATGGCAAGGCCTCGCAGCATGGCCCGGCGGATCAGTTCGGTGCGCAGAAATTCCTGGAACTGCACCGCCTCCACCACCCACAGCAGGCAGCGGTAGCGCTCGTGGAAGGCGATGACGTCTTCGATGATGCGGTCGGGCACGCGCTTGCGGATGGCGGCCTCGACCACGTCCAGCACGCCGCGCTCCCGGGAATAGCCGCCGATGAGGATGGCCGACGGGTCGCGGCTGGAGCCGGCCTTGCCCAGGCTCGGGTCCACGGCCCCGAAATAGCGCCAGTCGTCGCGGCGCTCTACCCAGAAGGTGAGGCAGGCGGCAAAAGGCGCGTCCTCGCCGGCCAGCGGGTCGTTTTGCTGCTCGGAGTCAAAGGCGGCGTGGCCGTCCCGGGCGCGCTTCACCATGAGCTTGTAGAGCGGTCGCGCCGACGGCCAGGACACCACCGCCCCCTTTTCCATGGCCGCCCGGGCCTTCTCGTAAAAGGCATGGGCCGCGTCCTCGCCCAGGGAAAGCAGGATTTCCTCCCAGCGGTCCCACAGGTCGAGCCGGTCCGGCCACTGGATCACGGCCTTGAACTTGCGCGAGCGCCACAACGTGTTGCCGAGCAGCCGAGCCAGCACGGAATCGTAATGCAGCACCGTGCCGACCAGGATCACGTCCATGGTGTCCCCGGCCTCGCCAAGCGAAAGCACCGTTTTTTGCAGCCAGCTTAAGAGCTTGTCGCGCTGCTCCGGGCTTTTGACGTTCTCGTCGTTCTCCAGGTCGTCGCAGATGACCAGGTCCGGCCGGTGCGGGCCATGGCGCAGGCCGCGCATGCGCTTGCCCGAGCCGAAAGCCTGGATTTTGGCGTCCGTGGCCGTGATGGCCACGCCCACGTTCCAGACGCGGCCCAGTCCCACGGCCTCGGGAAAGTCCATGGCCAGGCGCGGGTTGGCTTCCAGCTCCGCCTTGACCGCTTCGAGAAGCGCGGCGGCCTGCTCGAAGGCGTCGGCGATGAGGATCACGTAGCGCTTGCGGCCGGTCGCCAAGCACCACAACACGAAGATCATGGCCACGATGGTGGACTTGGCCTCGCCGCGCGGGGCGGCGCAGGCCAGCCGCTGGCCGTCCGGGCGGTCCACCAGCGCCGGCAGGGTGTCGTCCAGCCAGGCGTGGAGCACGGAATCGCCGTAGCGGCAGTAATGCGGGAAATAGGTGTGGCGAAAAAAGGAGAAGTCGCCTTGCACGCGGTCGCGGCGCTGACGCGAGGCGGCCGGGTCCGCAGCGAAGCCGTCGCATTCGGCCTCGATTGTGCGGCGCATGCTTTCGGCCAGCCGCGCCAGCTCGGCCAGGAAGTCCTTTTGTTTGAGTTTGCGCGCCATGGCTAGCCAAAGGCCTTGGCGATCTCCGCCCCGAACGGTTCCAGAATCTCCAGGAACGCCGGTCCGTGCTGCGGGTAGCGGTCGCGGATGAAGTTGCCGAGCTTGTCGAGCACCGAAAGCGCCGTGGCCAGCTCGGACGTTTCGGGCAGCACGCGCTTGCTCGCGGCGATGGTCTTGTTGAAGCTGTCGGCCAAGCTGGCCAGCATATCGACCTTGGCCGACGCCGGCATGTCGCCCGTGGCGATGGCGTCCATCATGGCCTTATGCTGCACCACGTAGTCGGCCAGCATCTGCCGGGCCACCGCCTCCACGCCGTCACCGGCCAGCAGGCAGGCGGCCCGCAGCTTGTCCCAATCCTCGCCGGCCTCGCGCGCCGCGCGTTTCCAGCGGCCGGCCGTGGCCGTGGACACGCCGGCCTTGGCCGCCGCCATCTCCAGGGGCAGCCGCTCATGCACGTAGGCCGTTCGCACGGCCGCGACCTTGTCCTTGCCGTGGGCCATGGCTACCAGCCCATCTTGACCCGGATGTAGTTGATGGCCACCGCCACCACGCCGCCGGCCACGGAGCCGGACACGGCCCCGGCCACGGCCGCTCGCTTGTCCACGGCGTCCAGGCGCGTCGTCAGACAGTCCACCTTGCCGTCGATGCGACGCAGGAGCGCCAGCTCGGCGGATTCGCTTTCCCGTTCCTGTGTCATGCTTTTCCTCCCGGCCTCTCGATGAGCCGATCCAGCTTGCTTTCGATAACGGCCAGGCGTTCCAGCATTTCCGACCGCATCAGGATATAATCGTCGCGGCGCACGCAACCGTCCGCCACCTTTTCCCGCAAGGCCGCCACGTCGGCCTCATGGCGCTTGAGCGCATCCTGCAAGTGCTTGACCCACAGGCCGCCGAAAAAGGCGATCAGGCCCAGCAGCACGTTGACGGCCATGGGCACCCACACGGCGGCGTCCATCAACGGTTCCCGCCGTCCGTGGCCAGGTCGATCAGGGCGTCAAGCTGCGCCTCCATGGCTTGCGAGCGTGCGCCATAGTCGCGGATGTGGGCCAGAATGTCGGCCGGGGTCACGGCGCGGCGCGGTCGTAATCCGGGACCAACGGCCGGGGCGGCGTCGGGCGCTCCAGCAACTGGGGCGGGACCTGCGGCTTGGGGCACGGCACCGTCACCGGAAGGACTGGCGGCGGCACCGATGGCCTCGTTGTACAGGCGCACAAACTCAGGGCCGAAAACACAATCAAGGCCGGCAGTCGCATGGGGGATTCTCCTTGTGATGCTTCTGATCTTGGCCGCGCTTTGGCGCTTGCTCCGGTCCAACCTCGCGGCAAGGGCATTGGCCCGGCTTTGGGCCGCTTCCAGCTCCTGGCGGGCCTTGCGCTCGGCCTCGGCCCAGGCTTTCGCCTGCTCGGCCTTCCAGGTCTCGGCCTGGGCCTTGAGGGTGGCCACCTCGGCCCGGCGCACGGCGTCGGCCCGGCCGAAGCCGGCGCGGTAGCCGGCCCCGAAAGCCAGGATGCAGGCGAGTACCCCGGCCACGGCACCCAGCACCCATTTATTGAGCAGCAGTGACATGGCACACCCCCTGGCCCCAGCCGGCCCGGATATAGAGCGGTTCGAGCGTCCCCAGGATGCGGCGGGGATAGCCCCGGTTTTCCTTCCAGGCGGCGGCATTGCGACCGGCGTTGTAGCGCTCCACCTGGTCGAACCAGACGCGCGGGTCCGCGCCGGACTTCTTGGCCAGCGCTTTGTCGCGCCGCACCCAGGCCAGGCCGCCGTTGTAGCCGGAAAGGGCCATGGCCATGCGCTGGCAGCTGTCCCGGGCCGTCACCCGGTCCCACAGCCACTTGTCGTAGGTGGCCAGGGCGCGAAGCGCCCAGCCCGGGTTGAAGGGATCGTTGGCGGCCAGCTCGGGCACAAGCCCGGCGATCCACTTGGACGTGGACGGCATGAACTGCGCCAGGCCGCGCGCGCCCACCGGAGAGACGGCGTTCTCGCGCCAGCGGCTTTCCTGGTGCACCTGCGCGGCCAGCGTGGCGACCGGAGCTTCCAGGCCGAAGGCGTAGCGGCCGCACCGGGTCAGCTCGGCCCGGTGGCGCAGGGCATTGGCCGGGATGGTTTCGGCCCGGGCCGCCACAAGGGTGAACAGGAGCACGGCCAACGCCCCGGCGGCGAAGCCCGCGCCCCACAGAAAGCCCGTGAAGAAGTGCTTGCAGACAAAGCCCGAGGCCGCTTCCGCCCGGGCGAGCCAGGCGTCGGGGATGCGGCCGAGCACGTCGGCCAGGAACCGGCGCATGGCTACAGCCCCAGGCACACGGCCAGCATGACGCCGAGCACGATCAAGGCGCGGCGCAGCAGCGCGGCGGCGAAGATGGATGCATAGCCTGGCACCACGGCGTAGTCGGCTTCGTCGTCGGGGTAAGCGGCGTCGTGGGTGCGCCATTCGCGGGCCAGGTAGCCGTCGGGCCTGGCGTAGGGAAACAGCCAGCGGTCGAGCCAGTAGCCCACGTATCCGGCCAGCAGGACCAACGCGAGCTTGTAGAGCATGACCGGCAGCTGCACCGGCGACACAACGGCCAGCGCCGCCACCAGCAACGCGGCCGCCACGGAACAGGCGAGCAGACGCGGGGAATGGAACTTGTGGGACATGAACGCCTCCTTGCATTGCGGTTGGGAGGCGGAAATGGAACCGCCCCCGGACGCCGCCTATGCTAGGCGGCGCACCAGGGGCGGTGATAGGTGAAGGGGTTCAGATTGGAACTAACAATTAGCGATAAATATCGAAACAAAACCCAATCATGCTGTATAAACCCATGCAAAAAGTTGTCTCCATTGTTCTTGGTCTTTAAGGTCAGTTCTAAATGCTTTTGCTGATGTGATTTTCGTCATCATATGCTTATCAATTAAATTGATAATGTATTTAAAATCTTCGTCTTCCAGTATTTCGGTGTCGCAAATTCCTAAAATTTGCCTTCCGGTGTCTGACAAGGGAATACCTGGAACATTGATTGGATGGACGTTTGCGTTAAGTAATAAAAGTATATTTTTAAATGTTAAACTAAATGAAAAACCTTGAGTATCATCTGATTCATTCTGCGTCCGCAGGGTTAAGACGAACTCTGATGACGGCACAGACAAAAGGCCAGCCGAATGCAGCATAAGCAAATCATCTAATGTTAAGGCGTCTGGGAGTTGGTTATTTTTTAAACTGCATAGTAAGAATTTGTTTAAAGCAACAAATTTACCAGCCTTCCGAAAGCAGATAGCCTCTTTGTTGGAAATATTTTTAATGATATCTAGTGTTCTGAATGAAATAGAATCTGGCTCGGCTATTTCTTCAGCCAACAACCTTCCCCAGATTGTTTGAAGATCTTTGTTCCCAATGACTTTTGCTTCGCGTCTCCAGCGCATAAAAAAATCATCATCAACTTCTCTGTCTGATATTTTTTCGTCTGGAATGTCCTTTAATGTTTCGGCTGTAACCTTCAAATTTCCAGTCAAATTTTCAGTTGATTGTCTTTCTTCGATTTCTAACAGATTCAAATCATCAATTTGCTTAGGGTGTTGAAGGGCGATAAATTTGCCATCGCGAAATTCAGCTTGTCCTGATAAGATTTGTTCGTATTCTTTTTCGGTTTGTGCAGCAGTCAATGCCACATGTCGTGCGTTATTCGCTTGACGCTTTGCAAAAACAAGAGAGAATAGTTTGTCCATTCCTTTTGGTGTCGCCTTGATGAGAGGGTCAAAGTTTGCATTGACTTTAGCGGTGATCTTAATATCCATTGGATTGTCTGTTCCCATGACTATTCTCGCATTTTTTCAAACAGTGAAAACTGTGATTCAGTCCTCGGAAGCGTCTTCAAGATATTCCATATCCGCCTATCCGACAGTTTATAACGCCGCGCCAAGTGAAAAACAACCTCGGCCGACGAGCGCCCCTTGTTGGTCTCGGCCACGAAATACTCGTTGATTGCGACATCCCGGACCGCCTGCAAGGCCGCCGCGCACCGGGGCACGTACAGTTCGCCGCCGCCGAAATGCCGCACCAGCGCATCCGCCGCATCCACGCCCACCACGTCGGCCAGCATGTTGTAGCGCAGCTCGCCCAGCTTGGTTTGCCGTTTGGGCACGGGGAAGGTGGTGCCGCCCAGGGACCGCACCAGCTTCATGGCCTTTGGCAGGCCGATCAGGTCCACCAGCTCCTGCACGGACGCCGGCAGGTTGCGCCGCTCGCTCATGCCGGCCTCCCATGGCGCTTGGCGTCGCGGGAAAGCGCCGCCAGCACGCCGCGCGCCTGCTCGGGCGTCAGCCATTCCAGCTTTTCCACGCCGAACATGCGCTTGGCGATGCCCCCGGCATAGCTCCAGGGCCGCTTGGCTTCGGCCAGCAAGGCTTCCATCTTGTCGATATACCCGGCCGCACCGGGGACGGCCGGCTTGCGGCGCGAAAGTTTCTTGGCCGGCTCCTGCCAGCCGAGGGTGCGCAGGTAGGCGACCACCCGCACCAGTTGCGGCACGGTGCACTCGCCGGCGCTCTCATGGTCGGTCAGCCGTTCTAGGACGGCGCGATAGCTGGCGTCATCCAATCCCAGGTCTTTCTTGGCGATATGGATTTTGGCCAACAGGCTTTTACGGGATTCGGGACGCATCTTCTTCTCTTTGGCTGCTCGTCAGGCCCGGGCCGCCACGCCCGGACGACCGCCCACGCGGGGCGGTTTCACTTAGATCACACCGGCGATGAGGCGTTGCGCCTGCCGGACGTAGGACGTGCCGAGCTGGCCGTCCCGCATGGCCTTGGTGAGCAGGCCGGACAGGGCCTCGGCCTGCTTTTTCCAGAAAAGCGCCTGGCTTTCGGCGCTCTTGAGCGCCCGCATGGGCACCTGCCGTTTTGTATCGGGCATGCCTGTTCCTCCCGGCCGATCTACGGCCAATCCTGGTTGCAGTATTCCACCAGCCGGATGCCGGCGGCGGCCACCGTGGCCGCGACCTGCCGCGTCTCGGCCTCGCGCCCCTGGATGCCGCTGCGCAGGGCACGCAACCCGTTTTGAGCCAGGCCGCGCGCCAGCGCCGTGGCGTCGTCCGCCGTGGTCGCGGGCGGCATGCGGCGCAGCTCCTCCCGCACCTCGATGGGCACGGCGTCCATCACAACGCCGCCAGGTCCAGGGCGATGGGGGCGTAGGAGCCGTCGTCCTGGCGCTCGTAGACGCGCAGGAGCTTCTTGCTGCCCACCACGCGCAGGCTGTCGGCAATGGCCTCCATGGCCTCGCGCCAGCGCGGGTCCTGGATGTCGAGCCGCCGCAAGCCCAGGATCGCGCCGGTATTGACCCGGCCTTCCTTGTCCACGGCAAAGGCCTGGTTGATGATGGCCTTGATCTCGTCGGGGCTGCCCTGAGTCCATTCGGTCAGGCACTCGTCGATAAGCGCCTTGGCCGCCTGCAAGCGCTCGTCAAAGGCCAGGTGCTCGCTGATCTGCACCTGCACCTTGTAGCGGCCGTCGAAGCTCAAGAGCGAAAGATTGCCCTTGAGGCCGCCGCGCCTGGCCCCGTACTTCTCGGCCGAGAGGTCGGCGAAGGCCTGGATGTCGCCCAGGGTGTTGGCGCGGAAATCGCGCATGGCCGTCTGCACGCCCTTGGCGGTGGCCACGATGTTGCGCGTCAGCTCGTCGCGCAGCTTGTCCACTTCCTTGACCTTGGCGGTGGGAATAAGCCGTCCCTTGGCGTCTTCCATGTAGCCGTCGGGAATCGCCGTAGCCGTCGTCATGCCGTTTGCTCCTTTCCGGCCTCCCGGGGCCGGTCGTTGGCGTTGGTTTTGGGGACCGCCCGGTGCGGGCAGGTCTGGCAGGCCCGCCACAAGCGTAGGGCCGCCGGGCTGGACGTGGGCATCCTGTCGCCGTTGTCCGCGCATTCGCCCGGCGTCACTTCCCGGCCGAGATGCGGGCAGACCCGATGCCCGAGAGTGGCCAGGACCTTGGCGGCCAGCTTGTCCGTGCGTCCCGGATACTTGCCGGCCAGGGCCAGGCTGATGGAGGTGCGCGAGTAGCCCAGCCGCCGGCCTGTGGCCGCGATGGACGTCCGCGCCGCCTCGGCGGCCAGCAGCGCCAGCCAATCAGCGGACATGGGCAGCCTCCGGGGCGGTGCGGCCAAGCTCGAAGACTTGGCCGGTGTTGCAATCCGTCAAGCGTCGGGTTTGGGTGTTGAAGGCCGGGGCTTCGGGGCCGCTGATGCGGTCGCGGCGCAGCCGCCAGCGCTTGACGCCGCCTTCGCCGCGACGGGCCAGCGGCAGCAGATAGCCGGCCGTCTCCAAAGCGGCGAGGTAGCGCGTCAGGTTGCGCTCCGGCTCCTTCTCGCTGCCGTCGCACAGCATGGTGAGCAGGTCGTCGAGGCTGAAGCCGTCGCGTATGCTCATGGCGCGCCAGGCCTTTTGGCGCAGGGATAACGCGCGTCGGCTCGGGGCCGCATTGCCGCAGGGACCGGAAGTAATCTCCCGACCTTCAGCCAACGCTGCCCGCCCTTTGTCGGTGATCTGATGCGTGCCTTCGACCGACAAGATGAGACCCGTTCGGTTCAAATGGCGAAGGCAGCGGCTCAGCATTTCAATTTCCCTCCCCAACGAAGACGCCAATTGCCGCGTCAGCTTGGGGCCGTCCGCCAGGGCGTTAAGGATCGCCAGCCGCCCCCAGGCCATCTAACGGCCCCCGGCGGCGCAGGCGGCGCGGTTCGGACCGGCGACGCCGATGCGGACCATCTTGGGCGTGCGGCTTTGCCAGTCGAAAGCCAGCGGCGCGCCTTCCAGGTCGGCCACGTCCACCGTTTTCAGGCCGTTGAGTCTGGCCAGGCGCTCCACGGCCGCGATGACGTTTAGGGCCTCGCGCATGCGCCCGCCGGAGATGCGGTGCACCTCGGCCATGAGCGCCGGGGCCATGCGCACCTCGGAAAGCTGCTCGCAGGCATGGGCCACGTCGACGAGGCTCGCGGGCTTGAACTCCACGACCTGGGCGATGCGGCCGTGAATCTGCTTGTATTTGCCGATTTGCTGCTGGATGCGGTCCATGCCGATCAGCACCACCGTCACCTCGGCCCGGTCGGACAGGTCCCGGATTTTTTCCAGGGCCACCGCCTTGTTGTGGAGCGTGAACTCGGCTTCGTCGATGACGATGGGCAGCTGGGCCTCCACCACCCGCTCCAGCAGGCGGCCGAAAAGCTGTTGCGCCGTGCCCGAAGGGTCCACCTTGATGACCTTGGCCAGCTCCACCAGGAAATACTTGGGCGTCCAATCCACATTGGCCCGCAAGAACACGGCCCCGGTCTCGGCCGCCCAATGCCCGACGATATGGGACTTGCCGAGCCCCGGCGCGCCGTGCACCAGCATCATGCCGGCCTCGGCCGCGCCGCGCTGCTCCACGGCGGCGATGCCGGCCGTGAAGCGCGAATAGTTCTCCGTTTTGACAAACTGCTTGCGCATGCCTTCTCCCTGTCGGTCTATTTGGTTTGCGCCCGGGGCAGGACGTTGCCGCCGTCCCAGGCGATGCCTTCGTAGCGGTAGAAATCGTGGAGGTCGGCGTAGGCCGGCGACCGGACATAGGCGTCCATCCAGGCCTGGTCGCCTTCGGTCCAGCCGTCACGGTGGCGCATGAGCCAGGTGTAGCGGTCCTGCTCGGACAAAAAGAGCGGCCGCTTTCCGGAGTCCGCCGGGACGACGTCCTGGGGTTCGGGAGCCGGCAGGTCGGGCAGCTCGGGCGCTGGCGGCGTGACCGCGTCGGCCACAAGCGTGATGTCCTGCGGCGCTTCGGGGAATTTCACCGTGGCCCCGGGCGCGATCCGGGCGATCTTGCCGGCGAGCCGGGCCACCTGCCCTTTGGCGCGCCGCTCGCGGGCGGCCTCCACCTGGTTTTTCGGGAAATAGTCGATGCTGTTGCCGTCGAGCCGGGCCGTGCAAATCATCTCGCCCCGGGTGGTCCAGCAGTAGACCTTGGACGCGTCCCAAATATCGTAACGCACGTCCACGAAATCGCCGTGAAAGTCGGCCAACGCTTCGGAAAAATAGGTGTTGTTGAAAAGCCGCACCTCGCCGTTTCGCACTTTGCGGGGGATGCCGGGCATAAAAAGCTCGTCGCGGACGGCCTCGGGAACCCGAAAAGGCTCGAAGCCGCGTTCAACGAAACGTTGCCAGGCTTCATTGGGCGAGAGGTGCCGCCGCCGGCCGCTGGTCTGGTCCTCGATCCGGGGCAGGCCGCGATGCGGCGTGGCGTTGTATTCTTCCACACGGGCGAGAAGCGCCGCCTTGAACGCCTCCCAGGTGGGGAGCAGCCGGGAGGCGGCGCGCTTTTTCAGGTCCGCCCGGGTGATCTTAAAAATTTTGTGGGCGGCGTCGCCGTCCATGTCGGCATGGGAGCAGGACGGCAGGCGCTTGGACAGCGGGTCGCAAAGCGTCTTGACCGCGCGCTCCATGAGCCCTTTGCCCTGGGGACGGCCGGGAATGGCGCGGACCGCCTCGATGCCCAGGCGGTCGAGCATGCCCGAGCCCGGGGTGAGCATGATGTTGTTGACGTAGCCCGGGCCGTTGTCGGTGTAGAAAAGCGCCGGAATGCCGCCGAACAGGCAGGCCATGCGCAAGGCGTCCAGCACCGTGCCGGCGCTTTCGGCCTCGCCGATGGACATGCCCACGCAGCGACGCGTGGCCACGTCGAGGACGAAGGTCACCTCGACCTTGAAGGGTTGGCCGTGGATCGGGTGCTGGATTTCGGCGTCAAAGGTGGTGCCGTCGGCGGTGTAGACGTCGGTGGGCCACAATTCGGTCGTGCTGCGGCGCTTGTGTGGGCGGCGCTTGAGCAGCGCGTTGCCCGTGTCCCGGCCGGCCTCGCGGTCGGGATCGGCCATCTTGGCCAGAAACCGGCGCACGGCAAAAATGGAGGGCGGCGTGCCTTCCCAGGCATCCGCGAACTGCTTGTAGGCATCGGCCACGGTGGGCTTTTGCGGCCGCTGCCAGATGGCCAGGAAGGCCGGAGCCCAATCGGGCACGCCCATGTCCTGGCCCTGGTGGCGCGGGGCCAGTGCCGCTTCGCCGCCTTCGGCGAACTTCGAGCACCAATCGTAAAGGCGGCGTCGGGACAGGCCGCGTCCGGCGGCCATGCGGTCGTTGGCCACCTGGATCAATTTCGCCAGCCGGGGAGCCAAGGTCTTGTCCGTGGCCGCCGCAAGCAGGTTGCGAATGGCCTTTTCCTTGCCGACGAGCGGTGTGGCGTGTTCGATCTCGCGCACAAAGGCCAGCCGGGCCAGGGCGGTCTCGCGCTGGTGTCTGGTCAGCTTGGAAAGGGGCGACGGCATGGTGGCCGGAGTCGCCGTCGCGGGCACAGAGACGGTGGAAACGGCGGGCGGGGTGTCCGGTCCGGGACTGCCGGCCAGCATGGCGGCTGCAAGAGCTTGGCGCACGTTCTCGGGGAGGGTACGCACAGGGTAGAGGCGGCGCTTGCCGCCACGGCAGGTGGATTGTTCAAAGGGCCAGCCCTCTTTGGAAGCCCTGGCCCGTACGGACCTTTCCGATATGCCAAGCGCTTGTGCGAGATCTTTTGCCGTAACCGTATCTTGCATCATCACAACCGCCTTAGGCCGCTTCCTGTCCCTTCATGTCTTCCGGCAACGCCAACAACCGTCCCGGACACCCCACAGCAAGTAGCGCCCGAAGCGCTTTTCTGTTGTTGCGCCTGCCGTGAACGGTCTCCGAGACGATGGAGCGGGCAATGCCGGCCCGACGGGCGACGTCGGATACCGAAATGTCCCTTTCCACCATCCAGGCCCGGACTTTCCTGCCTTCACGCTTCATAATTCCGTCTCGATTTTGCGTTTGCGCGCCTTCAGGCGCTTGATTTCCTGTTCCGTCCGCGCCCATTCCAGGAGCCGGGCGTCGTCGCCGTCGATGACCCGCCAGCCTTGCCCATGCGACCGGGCCAGCAGGTCCAGGGGGTCCGGCGTGCCGAACACATGGCAGAAGATGTTCAAGGCCCGCGTGCTCGGCACGTTCCTGGGTTCGTTGGGATTGAGCCATTTTTCGAGAGTCGCCAGGGTGAGGGCTTCGGCGTTGCCGCCGCAAAGGCGCACCCCGTAGCGCCGCGCCGTCTCGTTGAGCCGGTCGACAGCCTCGGCCCGTGAAAGCCCGGAGCTTTCCACGATCCGGTTCATGGATGCCGCTATTTCCGCATCCACGTTGAGGCTGGGCAGTTCCAGCAGGCTGAGGTGTCGGGCGCTTTGCAT